TCATCGAGCCGGAAGTGCAGTTGGTCTCCGAGGAATACCTCTTCGGCGGCACCATCGATGCGCCCAGCCGCGACCGCGACGGCAAAATCGTCCTCCTCGACTGGAAGACCAGCAAAGCCATCGTTGGCGCGCACAAAGTCCAGCTCGCCGGGTACGAACAGCTCTGGAACGAGAACCGCCCGGACATGAAGGTCCAGCGCCGCGGCATCGTTCGCATCGGCAAAGAGTCACCGGATGACTTTGAGGTCGCCTGGCTGTTCTCAGCCGAGCCGTTCTGGAAGGTATTCCAAGCGCGCCTCGCGCTGCACTACGCGCAGTTGATGCTCAAAAAGGCAGCCTGACCATGAGCGAGGCACCGGGATCAAACATCACGTTCGATTGGGACAACCTTCGGTATCCCGTTGGACTGAACACAAGGAACTATGCGGGAGAATATCGCATTGTTGAAACCCAGAACGACATCGGCGAGTCGCGCTTTACGCCAGAATACCGCAATTATGAAGACGGCGATTGGTGGCAAAAGTTTGAGGTGCGCGTCCCTGGTCGCATTAGTTGTTCAAATGTCGTGTGGTTTTCGACGCTTGACCGCGCCCAAGAGTGGATTGACGCCGCGCACTACCGCCGGCCGTTTCTCGCCTACCACAAATACGAACCCGCCGAATACTAATGAAACGCACCCGCCGGTTCGTTGTCCGAGAGCAGACCTTTGGTCTGGTCGTGGAGTTCTATTGTGGAACCCCGCAGTCATCGGCGATCCGGCGGTGTGCGAGCATTCTCCAGCTCGACCCCAAAGACCCCGACAACCAGCCCGACGACAGCGATGCCGCCTGGGCGATGTGCTGCGGCAGCCAGGCCGTTGTCTGGATTGAAGACGCCGCAGACACCGGATCGCTCGTCCATGAGCTGTACCACGTTGTCGCCGACTTCCTCAAACACATCACCAGCAGCGACGAGGAGACCGGCGCTTACTTGATCCAATACCTTTTCCGAGAAGCCACCAGAAAGAACAAACCATGAAAAAACCCGCAGGACTATACGCCAACATTCACGCTAAAAAAGCCCGCATCGCCGCCGGAAGCGGTGAGCGCATGCGCAAGCCCGGTTCTGCCGGCGCGCCTACTGCCAAAGCATTCCGCGCATCAGCCAAGACCGCCAAAGCGCGCCGATGACATCCGGTTTTCTCATCGCCTTGGTCGGATTGATCTATTTCACGGTCGCCATCGACCTCGGCCTCATCCAGCACCGCTACTGGCACGGTCTGATCTGGCTCGGCTACAGCATCGCTCAGATCGGTCTCTGGCGCATTACGATTTATGACTGACTTCAACATTATGACCGCCGAAATCGCTGAAATCGACAAAACCATCACGCTGCTCAAGAGCAAGCGCGAGAAACTTGTCGCTAAAGAAGCGAAGAAAAAAGCGGACGCGCTTTGCGCCGAGATGCGCAAGCGCAAACAATCAAAATGACTTTAATTGACGGCTCAAGCGGGTTCTTGCCGCGGTTCATGTGGTGTGGCCGCGCGGACATTCCGGGGATGCCCAGCTCCAGCGCGCAAGACGACTGGGGCGCCGTCACTATTTTCCAATGATCTCTTGGCCACCCCAAAACTTCCGCGTTGAAGTAGACGGCATCGGCACCTGCCGCGTCCTCTATGTTGTCGCGCAGGGCGGCATGGAGAACGACTATGTCACCGTCTGTCGCGAGGATAACGGCCGGTGGCTGACTGCGCGCATCGACCAGCTCGCGTGTGCGGAGAATCCGACTTTGGACATTTTGGGCGCTGGCTAGGCAATTCGTAACAACGGTCCTGGGGAGGACCGAGCGCTAACCAGCCAGCGCCCATTTACATTTCATGCCAGAACACCCTCTTATCGTAGCCTACGGCGGCGGCACCAACAGCACCGCCATGCTTTGCGGCTTCCGCGAGCGCGGCATCCGCCCTGCGCTGATCCTTTTTGCCGACACGGGCGGCGAACTTCCGCACACCTACGAGCATCTGCGCGTTATGTCAGACAAGTGCCAAGAGTGGTTTGGCCTGACGATTGAGACGGTCTTTAAGACTTACAAGGGAGAGTTTGAAGGGCTGGAAGGCGAGTGTAAACGCCGCCAACAGTTGCCGAGTCTTGCCTACGGATACAAAGCCTGCTCGCTGAAATACAAGCAAGAGCCGCAGCGTAAGCGCATCCGTCAATGGATGGACACCAACGACTGCAAGACGGTGACGCAAGCGGTTGGCTTTGACTTTGCCGAGGGCCATCGGGCCACCTATGTCGTCAGCAACGATTTGGCAAAGGGCCGCACGGCGGTCAACTGGTTCCCCTTGATTGAGTGGCAGTGGGCGCGCAAAGAGTGCGTCGAGGCCATCGCCCGCCACGGCCTGCCGCAAGCAGGCAAATCATCCTGCTTCTTCTGCCCCGCCATGAAGCTGCGCGAAATCTTGCGCCTCCGCGACCAAGCGCCGGAATACTACCAGCGGGCGATTGCGCTGGAAGACAACGTCAAGGTCAAGGGGCCGAAGGAAGGGCTGGCATTTGGCACCAAGTGGACGGAGATCGTCAAAGCGGACGACGATCAGCTCAAACTTTTCGACTGGTTGGACAAACACGACCCGCATCATGTGCCGTGCGGGTGCTATGACGGATGAACGAGCACGCACAACGCTTCAAGCCCACACCGCACCCAGTCATGCAGGTCGATCTCGACTTGCTCGAGAAACTGGGACCGGACGAAGGCTGGAAATACTTAAAAACACGCGAAGAACTGATCGCCCGCGAGGCATCAGATCCGTTTCGCTATGGCTACATCCCGCCGGTGTGGAAGCGCGCGTCCGAATTGCTAGAAAAACACCGCGAGATCTTGGTGCTCGGCGGCAACCGCTCGGGAAAGACGGAATGGGCGGCGAAAGAAGCCATTAAAACCATGTATGGCAAGCCCGGAGCCGTTGTGTGGCTGTTCCAGACTACCGCGCCCAATTCTATTGAGCTAATGCAGCCCCGCGTATGGAAATATATGCCGCCGGAATGGCGTAACGCGCGCAAAGGCCAGATCACCAACATCACCTACAGCGTCAAAGGTGGCTTCACCGAGGCAAAATTCGTTGCACCGAACCAATCGATCTGCATTTTCCGCAACTACGCGCAAGATCCGTCCACGCTCGAGGGCGGCGAGATCGATTTCGCCTGGGCGGACGAGCTGGTGCCGCTTGATGTCCTCGAAACCCTCCGTTTCCGGTTGGTTGACCGCAACGGCAAGCTCGCCGTGACCTTTACGCCGGTCGAAGGCTGGTCGCCGACCGTGGCCGACTACCTAAGCGGCGCCAAGACCATCACCGATACGGACGCCGAGCTGCTCCCGCTCAAAAACGACAAAGGCGAGATCTCCGGCTACGACAAAGTGCCCATTGAGCAGATCAATCCGAAGGGGCGCCCAATTCTTTACTTCCACACGCAGAGCAACCCCTGGGCCGGCTGGTCGCGGATGAAAAAGGAGCTGCAGAGCGAGACCAAAGAAAAAATCCTCTGCCGCGCTTACGGCGTCCCGACCAAAGCCATCAGCGGCCGGTTCCCGCTCTTCAATCCCAAGGTCCACGTCATCCGCGCCTCGGATGTCCCGCGAGGCACCCGCTACCACTGGGTCGATCCGGCGAGCGGCAAAAACTGGGCCATGATCTGGACCGTCCACGACACCGCCGGCCGCATCGTCGTCTACCGCGAGTGGCCCGACCAAACGTCATACATAGAGGGCATTGGTTACGCCGGCGAGTGGGCGCTGCCAGACGGCAAGAAGCTCGACGGCAAGCCCGGACCCGCGCAGCAAGACTTCGGCTTTGGCCTCGAGCGCTACAAAGACGAGATCCTCCGCGTTGAAGGCGGCGAGGAAATTTTCGAGAGGTGGATGGATTCGCGCTACGGCAACGCCCGCACGCTCGGCAAGGAATCCCCGACGACACTCATCGACGAGATGGCCGACCTCGGCATGCTCTTCACGGCGACCCCGGGCGACAGCATCGATGAGGGTGTGTCGATGATTAATGATGCCCTTAGCTACAACCCCGAGAAGCCGGTGGACGCGCGCAACCAGCCGAAGCTCTACATCTCGGAGAACTGCAAAAACTTAATCTATGCGTTGCAAACTTACACTGCGGCTGACGGGAAACGCGGAAGCGTTAAGGACTGGATTGACCTTTGTCGCTACGTCGTTCTTTCCGATGCGATGAACGTCGAAGGCGACATCCTGCGATCAACCGGAGGAGGAAGCTACTAATGGCACCATCCGGCATCGTTCCGCCGCCTCCACGCGCGCGTCCTTGGCGTGGCCGCAGCAAAGAGCCACCGCGCTGCGGTGTGTGTTCCAAGCAACTTTGTATTGAGGACATCCACGGCATCGACAACCAACTCGGCCCCATCTGCAAAGAATGCGGACCCCATGTCGTGGCCGCCAACAACCTCATGTATCCGTTTTGGATTTAAAGCGTCAGAAGTGACGAATTAACCCCAATTCACATGCGTAAATCTTCACAAATGACGAGTTAAGCAAGTCAATCGACTGCATTCGCCATTCGCCCCGAACACAAACAGCTTCAACATTATGCTATTCACGCAAAAAACCAAAACCATCCCCATCGACCGCTACCAAGTCACTGACAACTACGATCCCAAGGGCGCCCTGTCCTTCACCCGCGAGCAAGCCCCGCCGGCGTTCCTTGCCGTGATGACCGAGCTGCAGGACCGCATCGCCGACACCTCCCTGCTTGTCAGCACCATGGCGACCGCCAAAGAACCCGGCTGGCTCGCCCACGCCAGCGGACAACTCAACGCCCTCCTCGAGCTGTGGGACACCTTAGAGCAGCGCCGCGCCGAAGCCTCGCGCCTGGAGTAGCATTTGCGCCGTAGTTCAAGCCACGTTTGAACTACTGCCGCCAATGTACGCATCCCGCGACATTAAGCCGCGCAATGTAAAGCCATGCTCCCACCCTCGCCACACCCGCCAAATGTCTCCCGGCGACACAATCGAAGTATCGCATAACGATGCCGTCCCGCAAAATAGTGCTGGACTTTTGTACAGCAGCCGCTATACTTATTAGTATCAAAGTGGAGTCGTGCCCTCATGGCACATCGGTTTGATCGGACTGGCGGACGCACCGCCTGGCACTTCTTGAGGGTTTACTCATGGACGAAGGGAAAGCAGCTCCGGCTGCAGGTAAGGACGATATACTCTCGCTGGCTCTTGAAGAGCTGACCGGGCAACCGGCGAAAAGCGAGGAAGCGAAACTGGATGATGAATCCGGTGATCTTTCACAAGACGAGACAACCGAGGAATCCGCGGAGCAATCCGAGGAGACCTCCGAAGATACCGAGGAAGCGACGAGCGAAAGCTCTGACGACGAAGACGAGGCCGGCGAAGACGAAGCGCCCACGCAGGACAAGGTCCAGAAGCGCATCGACAAGCTGACGGCTCAAAAGAAAGCCGCCGCCGAAGAAGCCGCCACCGTCAA